TCTCGTATTCGTAGTGATGACCGGTAGTGAAGTTAATCTGTTCAATCACTAGCTCGCAATGGGAGTATTTACCTTTTGTCAGAAAGCGCGTTACTGCATCTGCAATCGCTTTAAGCGGTTCTTTAAGGAAAGAGCGTTTGTGTTTGTAAAGTGCCAAATAAACCTTATCAGCCATTGTTATAAGCCTCCATTAAGTGATCCATTTGTTTAATGATGTCATCATAGATTGACTGCATTTGCTCAAGCGTTAAACCAGGCGCTTTGAGCTCATACTTGCGCATGCGTTGGTTAGCAAGCTCCATTTGTAGTTTTTCTAACCCTGCTGCTTGCACCAAAATCAAATCTGTTGCCGCTTTGTTGTTTAAACCTGCGCGTTTGGCAAAATCTGTGATATAACGGCTGCAGTCTCCTTCATAATTTGCAGATTTGTAGGCTTCTGCCGCTGTCTGACGTTCGCGATACTCACTTTCAAAGCGTGTCCACGTGCTATAAATTGCTGCCGCGTGGCTGTCAATTTGCTCGATTAGGCGGTTACGTTTTTCTGTTAAAAGTGCGGTCAATTTTTCGGTCGAAATTTCCCATTTTAAAGTATCAAGATTTAACTCATGTGCGTCACTTGGTTGTGGGTCAACTAAAACTGGATTACCTTGCTTATTGGCAATAATTTGTTTACCAGAGGCTTGCCCTTCAAACAACTTTCGATAGGATTCTTCGTTAACTTCCATTGCACCTGTTGGGATTTCGTGCAAGCCCTCTATATAGAATCCATTTGTGGTTTTGTCGTAAAAATACATTTTTAAACCTCGTTAATATCCAATAGCAAACCAATCCGCCGATGTGTCAATAGGCAGTGTTGAGTTCATTTTTAATGTAAATTTTGTATTAGTTATATTAAGTGCAGCTAAGTGTGTCGCATGCGCTTGATATGTTCGCATTTGATTTTCGGTTAACTGGATGTTTAATACTTTATTAGGAAACGCAATAGGGAAAACTATATCCAAAGTATGTTCGTCATGAATCACTGGGGTTTTGCCCCACTGGAGAATTAACCCGTTAGGTAATCTAACCCACCCGTTTTGTTGCCATTGTGAGCGATAATCACCAAACTGCACGGCAGTGTTTAAAGATTTACCACTTGACGATTTCACATCACCCGCTGAAACAAAATCACCACTGTGTTGAAATAGCCAGTTTTTAACCGCGCCATTATCTTCAATCAGATTAATGGTAATACCCGTGCCGAAACCGTCGCCATTACCTAGTTTTGTTGTATAACCAAACGATGCCGCCGTGCCATATTGTCCTTGCTTTCGGAATCGTCCTTTCGCAATCGGATAATAAGTGTCTTTTTGATTAGCGTTCGTTTCCTCAACCATAAACGGTGCGCCGCTAGTGTATTGCTGAGCGTAGGAACCGAAACCAAATTGAGAAGAAGCAATGCCAGACGTGCGTAAAATGCCCGTTATCGTATCGCCAAGTTTGCTTACCCAACGATTTGCTGCATAAAGCACTTCATTCGTCAATTTATTCGCAATAACAAGATTGCCGTCTGTTTGAAATACAAAGTTATAATTACCAATTACAACACTTTTACTGCCTTCGTTGTTTAACGGCAGTGCGGCATTTGCCAAGTCATAAGCGGTCTTAACCGCTTTCGATGTCGCCACGGTATCAGAAGAATTACTATTCACTGCATCAGACTTTTTGCTGTTGAGAATAACATTCCCTAATGCGCGCGTATTTGAATTAATCAGCTGTTTCAGTAAGAATGCGGTTTTCGGTGTCAGCGCCAAGTCTTCACGTTGGCTGTCGTAGCCGGTGTAAAGTTGTGTTAAGCCATATTGCGTTAATGTGGCATGGGCAATTTCCGTCAGGGCAAAACCCCAACGCACCCAATATTGCGAATCTGATTCATTCGGCTTGTTGTTTTTGCCTGCTTTTAATGCGCGATAACTTAAACCGTCAAACTGCACGCAGGAACCTTTTGTATAGTCCTGTGTGGCTGACCATTCCGGCAAGCCTCGTTGCATTAAGTAGGCGTGTTTTTCGTCTAGGCGTTTAAACAGGAAATTAAACCACTCCATCGGTGGAATGCCTTGTGTCTGATCGAAGGTAATTCCCCATCCGCGTAATAAATCAGGGAAATTATCGACTTCGCCTTGTTTCGCTGATGATGCAAAAATGCTTTCATCGGGCTTGTTCACTAATGCCATAGCATGACCTCTATACTAAATGGAAAAGATATTGCACGCCGGCTTGGCGTGGCAAAATATCAAGATGATTGATTGCGAATTTTTTGAAATCGGATATGTTTTGGTTTGATACCGATACTGATACTGTCATGTCATAGTTATCAATGACGCGGCAACCGTCTCCAAAAATAAACCGGCACGCCTCAATTAGATTTGGCAGTGTGCCGGTCTGGTAATTTTTCAATATTCGGCATTTAATCAAGAATCGATAATCTTCATCGGATAATCGTACCGAATCAGCCAACGGGTCGCGTCTTCGGTACCATTGACCGCCGCCATTCCTTTTTTGACTAAATCCAAGCGCATGTGGAGAACCACGAAAGCCGAAAAACTTCCGTAGTTGATACCCATTCACGATTCGTCCTTGCCCCACATGCTTGCCCACCAAATCCAGCTGATGACCGATTGCTGTTTCAATGTTCAATACATCCTGCAACTGATACAAATCAACAAAGCCTTGGGCGATAATGCTTTCTATCAGTTTGATAGTGGCAACCGCTTTCGGCTTATTGCGATATTGCCAAATCAATAAATCAGCATAAGCCATCATTCCACCTCAATAGTAATATCTGACGCTAAAATTCTAGCCAGTTCGCGCGGTTGAATAATCACATTTTCCGCTTTCAAAACCTGCCCCTTGCGTCCGATTTTCAATTCTTTCACCCAAAATCCGCCGACTTGGTTAATTGGCGAGTAAAGGCGGGATAGCGAGAGATTCTGCCCGATTTCGAATTTCTGAATTGATAATAATTGCTTAATTTCGTCCTTATCCACCTCAGTAAAGTCTTCATATCGCACACAACGCATAGACACTTGCACGTCAACCGGTGCAACGCGGTCAAATCGCAATGTGCGGCGCTCACCATTCACGGTTAAAATCGTTTCTGTGCTACCCTGCAATCCGACACCTGCGCCTTTATTTTCGTAAATCACTTGCGCAATCTGATTATCTGCGCCACCGTCCACGATGATATTCAGTGAATTCGGTTCAACTCCGTTTTTATCACGTTGTTTAGTATTGTTTTCCAGCACCTTCACTTGTTTAACATCGGGAAGTGCGGCAATTTTAGATTGAATAGCATCTGCTGAATTTTGTGCATTCTTGGTTCGACTAATGAAAAAACGTTCTCTTAACTGCGGATCTGTTTCTTCTTCCGCGCCAATTTCCGCATTTTCAAAGGTTGTCGCCGAATTCAACCCAAGGGTAACGGTTTCAATGGTCAAGTTTGTGTTTTTAGCTAGATTAAATGCGCCCAATTCTTCACTGCGAAAATCTGCCCTGGCAGAACCGTTACTATCCAGCTGCACATTCGCATTCAAAATCCACCGCACTTTGTGAGGATCGGAAACTACAATGCCGGCATAAAGTTTTGTTAACGGCTCACCCGTCAAAATCACTGATCGCAAATAGCTGTAACTGGCCGAGCGACGCATTAAACCGGCATAAGCCACGCGCTGTTCCAGCCATGTGCCCGTAGCCACATCAGGATCAAGCTGTCGATAGATATTTTCTGCCAGCTCCTCAATATCCATCTTCACCTGTGATAAAAGCCCTACCATTTGCCCGTCGGGCGTATCGGGTGAAAGGTCAATATTTTGCCCATAGATTTGTCTAAATCCCTCTTCAAACCGTGCCACGATTTCGTTTAACCGCTCAATTTGAATGCCTGTTTCAATCAGTTTTGCCATATTTTCTCCAATAAAAAACCCGATCGGAAATGATCGGGTGGTAATTTTAAGCACGCCCAAAGCCGCTTACAGTTTCCCGTAAGCGGTAAGTGCGGTCGGATTTTGTTGTGTTTATAGGATGTCTAGTTGAAATCCTGTTACTTTAGGGTTGTAGGCTCGAAGATGTTTTAATACGCGCCAGTTATTGCCTTGTTCGCATTCAAATTGCTCTGTAATGCGTGTTAATACGTTATGGGCATGACGGAGAGTACTGCGATATTCGTAAGCTATGTCATGAACCGGTGCGGCGTAGTGCGATCCAATTTGTTTTAATGCCGGGTGAAGTACTTGGCAAAGTTCAGTGCCACGCAATAAAGCAAACCATGCCCATACAAGCTGTTGGAGTTCATGCTCGGTGAATTCAAAATTAAAGCACTCATCTTTTTTAGGCGTTGTAATCAACTCACCCTCAAGCACGATTCTGTGAACATACTCGACCGCTTGCGGTAACTGCTCTAATGTCAAATCTTCGATTGATTCCACGTTAAAACGTTGATGGATTAAATGGTAGGCATCGGAATAAATTAAGCCCTTTTTGCTCACGAGCATATTTACGGCATTGCGTAGGCCTGTGCGATCATCTACCGTGGTTTTACGTTCAGCTTTGCCGTTAAACCAATAATCATGTAACGCTTGGTAACATTCTTTTTTATATTTGATTAATGTGTCACGAATTTCAGGTTTACAACGATTAATATCAATACCAAATAACCAACCATTTAAATATTCGATTGGTAAGCAAATCATATTTTGGTTGCCGCCATTAGTAGGTATGATCATGACGATCATACCTTGAGAAAGAACTTCATCACGTTTGATACGTAATACTTGAGGTTCCCATGCAAGACCAATATTTTCACAAATTGGTTTCATAGCAACATAGTGATTGCCATTTTGTTCAACGGTAATTAATGACTGATTGTTGAATGAAATTATTTGGGTTGAGATTTGATTAGACATAACTGTCTCCTTGTGAATTTTTCGATATTAAGATTTGACCTCATAGGGTCGCCAAGAGGTTCGAAAGCCTTCACAAGTAGGCTGGGATTATTCCCCTTTCGGGTATTTTATTCTCCGCCCTCTCGGCATAGATAAGATGTGGTTATGCGTAATGAATGTTTAATGGCAATAAAACAAACAAGGTTACTAAATTTTACGCATAAAAAAACCGCTATGCTATCGGGAGCGGACTAACCGCTTGTGATATAAGGTTTCGACACCTTGAAAAACAATATAAAGTAAAAACCCCGTCTTGTAAACGGGGTTTTGAATTTATTCTTCTTCTGATAAATCTTCATCATCAGATTCAATAATATCAGTATATTTGTGCTCTTTCTCCATTGCCAAGGATTGATAATATTCCGACGCTTCGGCCATCATTGTAAACTCAATTTTAGCATTGCGTTTTTTGACCTCGTTGGCGATCATGTCTAACGGCACTTTAAAGAACTCTTTGCGTGGGTTTACTCGGTTCACTTGATGATCTGCAAACACCTTATGCAATTCGTTTTCTAATGCCGGCGCATTTTCGCTATAGATTAGCGCATGAACATCAAAAGAGAATGGAACGCTTGCATCTCCCAATTCCCTAATCCGATCTAATGGTTCTAAACGGCGCGTCATACCGATTTTAAATACGTTTTCACCAAATGAACCAATGTTACTAATCACATAAACATGCCCTGATTTCGTCAATTGAGCTTGGGAAGTGGCTCTTTCACTACGCTCCAAGGCTTCTTGATATTTCTGTTCCAATTCTGCAATTCTTGCCTGAAGTTCGGTGTTAGCCCGATCTTTTTCAAGCAATTTGCGAGCATTTTCTAACTCTTGCTCTGCCTCTCTTTGCGCTTTTTCTGCGTCGGCTTTAGCTTTCTCTAATTCCCTTTGTGCGCGGGCTTCTTCCCTCATTTCCTCTTTAATTCTAAGTTGCTCCGCCCTTTCCTCTTCTTTTTTCAAAGCATATTCATAAGTAGCCATCAGCTCTTGAATTTTAAGATTTAAATATGCAGGTTGTATTTTCACGACATTACGGACATTTAGCTTGTTGATTCGCTCATAAGACATTTCCATACTTTTCTTAATACGATCAACATTGCGACCATTTACTTTCGTAAGAAGCGCATCGCACTCGCCATTAAACGACCTTAAAGCTAAGTCAATGTTATCTTTCGTCATAGCTGCGCCTTTCTTCTTGGCATCTTTTCCATTCCCTACAGTCCAAGATGTAGAACAAATACAAGCTCTGCCTGATTTAAATAACTCCTTTTGCTTCTCTCTCAGTTCTGAAATTTTATCTTTATACTCTTCCGAAGTATCAAAATTAAACATCGGCTTATATAAACCTACTGATAATAAAGCATCTTCTGATTCATAAATTTTTAACTCATCTTTAATCAAAGACAATTCTTTACTTTTCTCATCAATCTCCACCTGCAACTGTGCTTTTTTATCCGCGAGTTCTTGATAATCATTTAATGCCTTTTGTCCCCTACGCTGCTTGATTTTCTTTACGATCCAGTAAATCAATAAAAAGGGACTGCATAAAATTAAAATGGCGATAATTCCGCCAATAATATTGGTTGAGTTCATAGATACGTTCCTTAGTAAAAAATAGAAACGCCTATTCTACGGAACCCAAAATGTTTATGTAAGTTTTCAGCCAAATTTATTTCAACTTTGCGACGCGGATCTCATAAAAAAAAGCCCCTTGATTATCAAGAAGCTCTTAGATATTTATTAAGGTTTTTTCCTGTTGCCGACAATAAATGTAGCGACTAAAGATGCGAGTCCGGCGCCCATTAACCATGCTGCGCTGCGGGTATCTCCCAAGTATGCAATATATGCAGATAATATAGCAAAAACGGCGACAACAAATATTCCGCTTTTTTGCCCAAAATGTTGAATCTTTTGATCTTCTCTTTTCAAAGAGTATTCACATTCTAGGCGTTTCTCAGATAATCCTAACGACTTTTCAGCCATCTTCATAATTCTATCAGCACCATCAGGAATGCTTTTATTATAAAGTTCAATATCCTCAGGTGCGGGAAGTGGGCCAGAATGTATCTTTTGTTGTTGAACGATAATTTCTCTTGCTTCAGGAATTTCCAGTATTCCTTCAAGAATAGACGGGTCTTTTTTTACTGCCGCAACAATATCCGGACCTTTTGGTTTGGATAGTTTCTTACCTGCTGACATTAACAGCCTTCCCTTTTATTTAGTGCATCATGCAAATGTTGCCCTGTTTCTTTCCAAGCATTATCAAAATATTGGTAATCATTAGAGTTGGTATCTAGTGTCGGCGCCACTGAAACCACCGGGGCTATATTCAGAATAGAACCAAACCCTAACAGGAAATTGCCAATGCAATGAGTGTGTTTAGGTTTTTTCATTTCAGTTCCCTTGAAAAAGTTAAAAATACCTCCCCCAGCACAAAAACAAAAAGCCCACAAAACCAAGGTTAAGCAGGCATATTCCTTCTATGTGCTGTTAAAGAGCGGTGATCTCATAACTAAGATCGGGTTAAATAATAGATGAAAAGTTTTATTTTGACAAGAAATAGCTTGCAATGACTAAAAATACAATGAAATCCTACCGAACTTTAAGCAGTGTAACTTGCAGTCTGTTGTTGCCCGTAAATGTCCTGATACTCAATCGAGATTGTCAGTTTGCGCGAATCGGGGGCAAAATTTGCTTGGTAATCGGTGATTTTCGACACGCCTTCCGTTTCCAGTACATGGCGTTTGATTTTAATTTCCCAATCCACCATATTCACCCCGCGTCCCATTTGTTCAAGCCACGGCAAGCCATGTTCCAAGTCCAAAAACCAGTCATTGGTAAAGGACCAAAGGCGGGTTTGTACATTCTGCGCTATGGCTTCTGATTCAGTAGCATAGTTTGAAAACCCTTGCCCGAAAGTCCAATCGTGATCTTTATCCAGTCGTCTTACTCTTGTCGTCATTGTGGTGCTCCTGTGGTTCCGCCGCTGTCGCCCTGGTGCGTGTGTGATTTGCCGGAAATTCCAGCCGCTTTTACATCGGTATCGCTACTAATAGCACCCGTTGAATGCAATGCGCCTTTTTGCTTAGTGTCGCCGTCATGCTCGATATTGCCCTTGATTTTGATAGCGCCGTTTACAATGCGAATATAAGTACCACCGTCTAAGGTTTGCATGGATAAGCCATCGGTAAAAAAGCCACCAATTGCCCGAGGAGTTGAGCAAATACCCGGAATAAACATGGCATCGGATAAATCATGCAGCCGAAAATCCAACGGCAACGACGCTCCCCCGCTATGCCACCAGCTATCAATGCAACGTTCAGAGAAAATGGCAATGCCTTCATCTCCAGCTTTCAGCGGAAATGTCACCGCAAAGCCACCGCCACGCGGGAAACTCACCGGCACATCGACCAAAGGTGGAATATCCGCGCCGGTTCCGTCTGCGAGTTGCATTTTGATTTGTATAGCAAGGGTTACGGTTTGATTTGCTGGGTCGAAACTCACCACTTTTGCAGGCAATGCCGTGTGAAGGTTTAATCGGTCCTGTTGGATTTGCCGATCTACCGCCGTTTCAGGTGTGGCAAGTGATTGTTCGTAGTTCATTAAGTACAACCTTTGATTTATATTTTGTCCGATTTTTTAGGCTTTTCCACCTTTTTAAACTTGCCGCCAACAACCGTGAGTTTACTTTGCCAATCACCGCCGATGCCGTCCCCACTGTGTGCCAGTTTCACGATCTTATATTCGCCATTGAAATATTCTAAGATAGATTCCACCTGCACCAATCCACCGATTTGTAATGCGGGATTAAGTAAACAGGTTAATTCAAGCCCTTCGTCTGTTTGCTCCGGCGCGTTAATCATGCCGGTATCTTGTGACAATAGGACGGCATCATCACTTAGCACTTTATCTTTCGGCAAGAATATAAGTGCGCCGTCCTGAATAGACCAATTCGCATTATTATTGCGCGCAATGCGAGTAAGAATATCTCGGCTGTTGCCGTTTAATACGCGCCCGCGAGGTAATTTTCTCTGATTTGGAATATCTACTGTGCCGGCTTGCACTTTCGGCATGGTTTTCTGCAATTCTTGAACAATTTGCTCGTCTGTTGCGCCTGCTTTCAGTGTGGTTGTCGCCCGTGATTGCGTGTAGGCTTGGTGCCCGTCCGCGCATTCAAGGTTTAATACAAAATCTAAGCCTTGGCGCAGTACGCGCGTTTTTGTGATGTCGCCGGAATAAATCTGACGAAGCTCACCATACCCCACCGATAACGCCACCTTTTTAAATGAACCGCTTAAAAGTTGGTTGAGGTGATCTCGATTTAGGTTCCAGATTTGGATTTTTGCCGGGTTTGGTTTTTCGTTGATGGTTTTATCAATTTCAAATGCCACCCGTAATTGTTCGATACTTAGCGTTTCTTGGTCGTTGCTGATGTCGAGTTTCCAACGCCGCCCGAATTGTTTCATGATTTCTCACCAATATATAAAAAACAGCGCGTGCCTAAATCAGACATTCCTACCGGGTCTAACTCCGCGCCACTTTCATCTTCTAAATAGAAAAAATAAGGTTGCGTGCTGCGCGCCAATATAGGTACATTGCAGGCAAGCGCCTGACCGGTGCAGATTTGCTTCTGATTCACCGGCTCAAATACATCCATTGCCCAAAATTTACCGACACTATTAAACCGAAGCGTTAATCGGATCTTGGCGCCGTTAAATTCAAAGGTTTGTTCTTGATGGGGTGATTGTGTTACTGGAATTTGCTGCATCATGACTTAGCCTTTAAAAATATTAAAAAGTGCGGATGTTTTTTTCGGCTCTTTTGCGGTTGTTTGCGTGTTTCCTTGTTGGGTTTTCGCCACCGACTGTGCACCCGCCCGACCACTTTTCTTATCGCCCGCCGTTGAGGATTTACCGCTTTTGGTTGTGGCGGTATTCACAATGAAGATTTCCCGAGCGGTAATTGTAAAGGTTGCGCTGCCATCTTGCGCTTGAGAGACAGCGACAGATTGGATTAACATATCCTTATACAAGTGAATGCCGGTTTGAATATCAATGGTTTCCCCCGACTTCTGGCAAGCCACCAAATCCGCATAACATTTCTGAACCCGACTATCGCCAAGCGAACTATCAATCAAATTCAACATGGCAGAATCAGGCAACCATGGCGCCAGTTTCCGCACTTGATTTACCACTTCTAGACTGGTACGAACCGCGGTGGCCGCCATACTGACCGCACGTCCCACTTTCGCAATGGTTTGTGCGGTCTGTGTAACCACTTTGCACGGCAACGGAAAATTGTTTAAGAAATCCACTCCGCCGCGAATATCGCCAATGTAAGGAATATCTAAACCAAAGGTACCATGGTCATGATCGACCATTACACCGTTTATTGTCACCTGCTTCGGTTGGATTACCGCATGGTCGGCTATTGCTGCACCTGATTCAATCGGGTTTTCCGTAATGGATAAGTCTGATTGATGATCTTCACTTGTCACTACGTCAAACTTAATCGTACCAATCGACCGATTCGAGACCTGAGCAAAATTGAACATGAACTACCCCACTATGACCGATTGGTTATTGGCGACAACGCGCGCGAATTCATCACCGGCTATTTTGCCGTCTTTCTTCGGATCGCCGGTACTTTGAATGTTGATTGTGGTATGATATTTGTTATTGCTGTTTTTCACGCTATTATCGGCGCTTGTTGTGCTACTAACACCACCGGCTGCCGTGCGCGACGCTTGCGCGTACATGCCCGCGTTTAACGCAATATCGGCGACATTCATCACTGGCGCCGAACTGATATTACCTAACGATTTCTGATTCGTGGTGACATTGGCTTCAATGTTAATTGGCTCACCGCCGATTTTGGCAACAATACTATTCCAGAGGTCGATAGCCCAGCCAAATGCCTCTTTGAATTTATTGATAATGGTTTGCTTAATATCTTCAAACGTCTTTTTAATCTTTTCCAGACTAAAACTATCAATAAATCCATCCCACTTTTCTTTTATCCAAGAAATAGCATCGTCCCATTTCTCTTTTATCCAAGCAACAAGCTCATCCCATTTATCTTCTATCCACTGAAGACCGTCGGCACAAGATTGATAAAAATCACCGAAGGCGCTTTCACCGCCTTGTAGCCAAGTGATGAAGTCGTCAATGATTAAAATCAACCCGGCAATCGCCATAATAGCAAGCCCGATCGGATTGGTTGCGAATGCCAGAATCATACGGCGACTTAACCAAAGCAACGCAGCGCCCAAGGTGTAAATGACAGCACGCCAACCAATGGTGTTTGATACCACATTATCAATCGCCCCAGCCAGTTCAAACAAGAACGAAAACACCCTACCGAAACCGTTCAGGATTGCTTTAATCAGGTCATTATTTTCAGCGAACCATTTAGTGAAGCGCTCAATAATGCGAGAAATTGCCGGGGCAATGCGTAATGACAGATATTCGCCCATCGCAGTGAAAAGCTGCGTGAGCTGCGTCATATTGTCTTTAAATGCCGCCGCCGTTTCTGCATTTTCCGCATTGCCCACACCAAGAGTTAACTTATCTGCAAGTTCAATCTGCTCCCGCAGTTCGTCATTACCTAGGCGCAGAACCTGAATCATTGATCCGTCGATGCCCAATTTGGCAAGCATGGCGATCTGCTCTTGCTCGCCCATCTTTTTCATCTTGCCGGAGATTTCACCAAGCATTTCACTTGATGTTTTAATATCTCCGTTGGCTTTCTTAGCACTTAAGCCGTATTGTTCAAAGGACTTTGCCCCGCGACCGATACCTGCCGCTGCTTCACCGATGACGCGCGATAAACCTTCAATAGATGCCTGCGCTGCCTGCGAAGACGAACCGTTTACTTCTGCGACCTTGCCGAGTTTATAAATTTCGTCTGCCGCTTCGCCAGTCACCGCCGAAAGCTGTTTAATTTCATCAAGGGCGTTGAGGTTGTTATCAACGAAGTTTTTTACACCGATAGTTGCCGCATAGAAAGCTGCACCGAACGCCGCGAACTTCAACGTAGTTTTGCTGATCTTGATGCCGAGTAACTCAAATTTATCAATAAGTCCATCAGCACCGTATTTAGTCGCCCATAAAGCGATCATTTTATCGGCTAAATTGTCCGCACTTTTTGCGTTATCGTCTTGTGCGTCGGTGTTTTGTTCCGTGCTTTGGGTATCTTCATCAACCGCCTTTTGCTTTTTCTCAATGGCTTCCTTGAGTTTAGCAATGACCTTTTCGACATTTTCAGAACTCAACCCAAGGGCTGTTAACCCCTGCTCAAGCTCCTCAGCATTCGCCGTGAAGTCTTCACCAAAGCCCGTTAACAATTCATCACTTTCAATGATTTTTTGCACCCAGGCGTCTAAGGCTTCATCTTGCGACAGACCCTTAGTCTTTTCTTGTAAATCCTCCAACGATTTAAAGAAATCGGAGAATTCCGGCATTTCCTTTGCTTGCTCAACGGCTTCATTTGCAGCTTCTTCAATTGCCTTGGCAAAATCTCCCAACTGTTCGGCTGCACCATTCGCCCCTTGCTCAAGAGTATTAAGCAACTTCTCAAATTGCTGCATGGCCTGACTGTCAGCATCAAAGCCAATTTTGATGAGTAATTCATTGAGTAGCATTGGATTGTTCCATTTGGTTTAGTTCCATAATCACTTCATGAAAAGACAAAAGGTCGGCTAACGAATAGACCGACCTTAATTCATGAAGCGTACAGAAACGCTTAACGATAGGCGTAAAAATAAACCAATCAATTTGCGAATTTGACTGGCTTACTGTGCTTTCTGATTGAGGTTTGGCAGCATAGAACTCAGCAACCCGCCCCCACCGATAAAAAAATCGGCGAATTGATACACCAATCCTTCTTTTAGCACCGGCAATAAATGCCCGCGATGTTGATTGAAATGCGCGTCAAAACGTTCGGATAAGCGATATTGCTTGCCGTCCTGTTCGCAGGAAGTGTGTTTTAGCACAATATCTTCCAACGCCTTAATGCTTGGATCGCCTAAATTGGCAAGAATTGCAGTGAGCATATTGGCGCCGATATTGCCCGCGTTGCTGCCTAGGTTAGACAGATCAACGTGTTGCACCAACTTCAAGGCGTTTTTTAATGCCGCCCATGCCACCGCCGCATTTGCCGGGGTCATGTTGTAAGTGATGTCTTCAAGGGTAAATTGTTTACTTTGTTCCATTATTGAACACCTTTTTCAAGATTCATCGTCATTTTTTCAAATACGATTGTCCATGTAGTGGCATTATGCCCGTTACCGCGAATATACGGCGCAGGCGTGGTGAAATAGCCTTTAGTTGCCGTTACCACATCATCATTGATTAAGTCGCGGATAGCGAGCGTAATAGGCAAATAGGTTTTAATACTGGTTTTTTGTTGGTTAAACAACTTGGAAAGATAAGCGTTATCTTCGGAGTGCTGCTTAATTTTCAGTGTTAATTTGCCGGATTGGTCAGGGTTGGCAATAAAAACACCCGTGCCATTTGCGCCGATGACCATTTGTCCTGCATCAACCTGATTCGTTGCGTTGATGACGTCCGCGCCATCCGCCCAGTCACTGATTTCTTTGCCGTCTAATAACACGACAACTTGTTTTGGATCAAAAACTGCCATAGTTTTTCCTTATAAAAAAATAAAGCCAAGAATCACACCTTGGCTTTTGGGATTATCGGTTATAGTTCACAATCACATCGCTTGAATGGATTGCACCGGCTAATTTCACCGCAGTTTGAATCGGTGTTGCGCGACGTTGTTCACGGTCGCTGTCGGAAAGCGTATCCATTGGTGCCGCCCACACATAGAAACCTTTTTCAAGGTAATCCCCGGTGGTTAAATTGCCGAAGCTGTCACCTGTCCAGGTTCCAGGTGCAAACGCGCCGTTATTGATACCTTCAAGGCAAACTTTTTCAACTGCCGCAATTAACACCGCCTGACCTTTGTCAGTAAGCGGAATTTTGGTCGGTGATTTGTAAAGGCGGGCGAACACTTCTTTTTGCACCGCGTCAACAAACCAATCCAAGATCACGATTTCATCGGCGAACTTGCCACCAATTACGGTACCTTCGGCAATCATCGCCACATCATCAAAATAGGTGTAAACGTTGATACCAAGGCGCTTGGCTTTAGAGAATTCCGTTGCGGTGATTTCGTCTGCGGTGATGGTCGGTTGTTGTTTGAATTTCAGCGTAAGTGTTGAATTGTTAGCGGCAAAATTGGTTGATAACAAACGTGCCAAGGCGGAGGACGCCGGGTACATGTCGTTTTTATCAAACATGGCCAAGGTGTGATCTAAACCTGCATCATACAATTTCTTGTAAATGTTATCGGCGGACCATTCGATTTGTTCAACGCGGATCACGTTGGCACCAAATAGTTTTGTGTTGGCTTGTGCATATTTCGCGGCCACTTCCACTTCGCTATCGGTTAATTGTGCCGCCACAGTGAAGCCGTACCATGTGTTATTTACCTCTGCTACATTGAACAGCGCTTCGCCCAATGTTTCTTTTTTCAGGGATACGGAATTTTTACCGACTTTACGGCTTGCTTGTCCGTTTTCTAACTTAAGCAATGCGCCGATATATTCACCGTCTCCACCTTCATCAATAGCGTAATGAATTTCGGTTGTTTTATCTTCGCCGGCTACATTAGCGCTAATGATAAAACGATTGCCGGTTTCGTCGTAAGCGATCGACACGGCGACAGAAAGTGCGGTCAATTTTTCTTGAATTTTGGTTGCCACGGCGTTGAAATCCGCAAGGCGGGCAAAAGACAACCCTTCAACCTTTTTAACATCACTGCCGATAGTTAACGAAAAACGACCATTAACAACAGATTTAAATCGCTCCAAATCATCTGATAATGTCGCACCACTCAAAGTGTTTTTGGTTGCGTCAATGGTTGATGCCGATTTTTGCCAACGTGCAATAATTAATTGTCTTGCGCGCGGACTTTGTGCAAAGAACGGTTGAGCCGCTTTTGCCGTTTCTGAATTGGTGCCGAATAACTGTTCGACATCACGTTGATTTTCGACATACACATAACGCGTTTTTTCATCAGCGAATGCCTGTCCAGCTTCCGGCGTGAACAACGCGACAACGCCGAATGATTTGCGTGCAGCAGATTTCGGCACAGTGTTTAACTGCACATTGACAATCTGCGAAATAGATAATGCCATAAGGCTATTCTCCTATTTGTTGAGTTAAATGATTTGTTCGTTGCTCTACGCGCTTAATCGGATCAAGCGGCGTATCGACGATATGATGATGACTAAACACCGCGTCAAATTGCCCCCGTTCCTCGTAATCCGCGCCGATGGTTGCAGTTAGGTTGCGTACATCAGAAAAACTCACGATTCCGACATTCATGGCTTTTAACGCTTGTAGAATCATTGAACTTTGCAAAACGGCTTTCATCTTGTAACACTGCGCCATGGCATTTGTGCCGAAGCATGAAAAACTTACCGTGCTTTGTATTGACATGGTGATCCGCTCACGCTTGCCATCGAAATCCCGCCTTGCGATACCCGTTTCGCTGCTCATCAGCACATCGACAGTAATAAATGCGCTTAACGGATTTTCAGGCAACCACCCACCAATCACTACGCCGTCAGGTAACTGTAAAGCCTGTTGAATCAACTTTCGCAGTCTGACTATGTCGAACCCCGATATTGTTGTAGTATCCATAATCTCCCCAGTTTGCTGCGGTCTTAATCTTGTAGGTTTGCCCCCGATATTCCACCAAGTCACCAATATTAAGCTGCTGTTGCGTGTAAACCTTAATAGACGGCAAATAGCGCTCACCTTCCGGCAATAGCAAAACATCATTAGGAGAGGTCGGCATAACAATGGCAGTCAAGCTTTCATCGGTATAACTCGCCCCGAACCCATCGGATGAATGCTCACCCTGCAGATGTTTCACGGTGACAATTTGGCTAAATTTACTATTCAAAAAGCGTGGATATTGGTTGATTAAACTCATTTAACGATACCTTTTACAGATTGCCGCAAGTGCCCATCCCATATGAGTGGGTTTTTCTTAATACTTTTGGGATCTAATGTAGCCCTAAGTTTTTTTCTACGTTTAGGGTTCTTAATATCCTTAAGTTTCCATGCTATTTTGGTTGAATCTGCATTTTCAATCCATTTACCACTTGCTATATTAAGCTGGACGTCACCTTCAGCCTTAATCGCTAACTCTTTATAAATTTGCGCAATGTCCATCCCTTCCTGAAAATAATGAACAAAAAGTGCGGTGTATTTCTCTTGGTTTTCTGAGAGGGTTTGGCGTAAAAAAGGACGCGGTTTAATATGTTCATTGCCAAGCTCCAATACAGCCGCCAAAGAAGCGAGGTTAAAATTTTCAGCGCCTTCTACTTTCTCATCAAACTCAGCCGGGAAGCCAACATAAACCGCCTTTTCTTTCGCTGATTTCAGTTGCTCGATCAATTGTCTTGCCGCACTAAAATCAACCGTTACCGACACTGCCATTTAAGCCACCATAACCCCAACACCTACCAATCGACGAAGTCTCAAATATTCCTGACCGTAAGCAGTCAACTGATAGAAATCATCAGAACCATTAGCGGAGATCGGTGCCGTATAACTCACCGATAATTCGCCGGCACTCTCGCCGGCAAGGTTACGACTTGCGACACCGCCGCTAAATTCCGCGTCCGCTTTGAGCTTGAGCAAATGCGCGGTTAATGCCATTACACCGCGATCGTACAATTTGCCCCAACGAACTTGACTGACCTCCGCTTGTGCGTCAGAAAGAAAAAGACCGATACGGCGTGCATCGGTCTTCTCAAATTCAGGATAGCGCAATAAAAAATCTTCGGTTAATGGCATAACTCACCCCTTAATAGTCCACATAAAGCGCGGAATCAGGTTCCATAAAGGTTACCCCGCCAAACGCCATACGCAGACCAGATTCAAACGCTAACAATCCTTTTGGTTGTGCATCTAAAACAGTTGGCGACATTGGCACATCAAAGATAACGTGTTCTTTGCTGTTCACATACACCATCGCACGGGTTTTACCGCTGGTTACGCGGGTGCCGTAGTTGGACGGTAACGCTTTAATCGCCACTTCACGACCGGCGGCCGCAGAAAGATGTTTAGTTAAAAACTCTAATGCGGTTGTGTCGGTGTTGGCACGTTGCGTTAATGCCAAGTGAGCTAAGTCTAAGCTATCAATAGCAAAGGTGTTCGGCGCTTCAATGCGTTTGGTTTTTTCCATGCCTTGCAAGAAGATTTCTTTGAAGAAAGCCACCGCTTTATCAAAGTCCATCGCCTGAACTTTGCTGTTCTGCGCCGCGCCTTTGATGGCATAAACCTCAACGGATTTATTATTCAAAAGACCGGTTAAGCGGGTGTCTTTGGCATGGCCCAAGAACGCTACTTTTTGCAGGGTTTGTTGTGCGTTTTTGTTTAATGCCATGATTTTGGCGGTATTCAATGCCAAGCCCAACAATTGACCTTGCTCAAGTTCAGGTTTAGTCCATGTAACGGATTTCGCCCATGGCACAATGTAAGATCGGGTCGGTGTGAAGCCTACTTCCACTTGGTCAAGTGTGCTTGTGCCGGTGGTAATTAAACCATCGTCAAGGGAACCATGCTCATCGGCACCATAGTGAAGTTTTTCGGTAATACCTACCGCAGTTTGCTGATCAACATAAACAAATTGCGGGAAAACAATTTCAGGGTATTTTGTTTCCGCAATATCCTTACTTACGGCGGTTAAGCCATTTTGTACATAAGCCAATAATGACATTCATCACTCCTTAAAGTTTGGTAATTAACGCTAATTGACCTTTAACATCAATCACGTTGTAATCAGTTGCGATCGCATTAGTCGCGTCCGCTTTGCCTTGGATTGTGCCGGCTTTCTTATTGCCATTTGCTACGGCGATAACATAAACTTTATCACCACGAGCAACGGTTTCACCGTCGGCAACAACCACCCAAATAGCGTCAGCCGGGGCAATGTGCATGACATCAACCAGTTCGCCTTCCGCCCATTCGTCTTTAATTCGACTTGCCAAAATCACACCGGCAATTACATCGGTTTTTGCCGCTAACGCTTTTACGCCACCGGCTGCATTTAAGGCAACGAATAAACCCGCTTTTAATGCGCCGCCGGAAACCATTTCTGCACTTGTTTTTGCACTGGCAATGTTGCCTTTGCCTAATTCACCCGCACGCGCAGGCGCTTGTTCATAAGCGTAACTCATTTAGTCACTCTCCTTAGCTGTTGTAAGTTTTGTTAAAGTCAATAGACGGCGCAGCTTTATTCGGAGCAGCGTCACCAAGCAAAATACTACCAAGCGACTTACGTTCGTCGGCTAATTTCGCCACAACTGCTTTCGCTGTTTGATAAGCGCCGGAAATTTCCGCATCAGATAACTTCGCCGCTTCGTCTTTCGTGAAAATACCTTGGGCCACGACCGCACTTTCTTGAATTTCGCGTACGGTAGCGTTATCGGCGAATTTCACATCTTTGAAAACGGTCTTAGCGTCGGCCAACATGGCGGTTTGTTTGGCGTCCGCTTCCTGTTTCGCTTGTGCGTCTTTCAATTGTTGAATTTCAGCATCTTTTGCCGCTAATTTTTTTTCATACTCTTCTTTGTTCACGTCATCGTCCTTTTTGTCGGTTTCAGATTCGTCTTTTTTCGGTTCGGTCGGCGTTTTATCCTTCGGATTTTTTTCGCCTTCTTTACCTTTTTCTTCTTCGTCATCTTCGATTTGTTTTTTCTGTTCGTCTGACAATTTAATGCCGAACGCACCTAAAAACGCATCGAGAAATTTTGCGGTTTTACCCATAATGGTTTTATCCTCATCGGCAAGTTTTACACTTCCACCGCAGCGACCCTTTGCCACAATCGCTACGTGGTTGCCGATCATCGGCGACATCTCAAAATCTGCATCTTGTACGGTTGACGGCTTAATATCGCAGTCATAACCACAGGATAATTGTTCAACGCCTTGCTCCTGCACAGTTTTAATGGCAGATTCATCATAAATCCACGCTTCCGCCGTCAGTTCATCTCCAACGCGTTTCACGTTGCGAACCACGCCGACAGAAAGCTGTTTCCAGTTTTTGGCATTCACGCCATCTTCGGGATGACCAATCGTCAATGTGGCATTTTCAAAGCTCTTGATGGTTTCATCGCTAAATAAGGATTTTTCCGTGCGAGCGACTTTCTTAATGCCATCTTCTTTTAAGCCAAGTTCCGTAGCGAGGTAGTCAAAAACACCGACCTTTGAAATAGTTGCCGGCACCACTAAAAAGCCATCTTTCGTAATGGTGCGCTGTGTTTTTGCCTGCACTGTGTTATCTGTAAATTTCATTGATTTACCCCAATAAAAAACCGCACAGTCTGTTCAGAAAGTGCGGTTATAAATTAGTGAAAAGTTCTAATTGTTTAATTTGTAAAAGCTCACGTTCAAGGGCTTGCTTTTCCGATTTACATTGCTGCAATAATTTCCCCCGTTCGCCGGCACGTTGTGTATATTCAGCTTTCTTTTGCTGCCATAATGCCAATTTGTTTTTGACCTCGTCACGGCGGGCAACACCTTCCGTCCAATAATCCCACAAGGCAAGGAAACATTCTTCTTGGTAGTTTTCCAAACGTGCTTTCAAATCCGACCGCACTTTGTTTGGGTTAATGCTAAATAGCCAACCATTTAATTTCTTAATTGGCATACAAAGCATTTCGTATTTTTTGCCGTCTTTTCCAGTTGTGGTCATATGGTAACAACTGAATTTTTGACTGTGATCCATTAGCTTTTGATATTGCGGCTTCCACGCCAACCCAATCCCCTCAACAACTTCACGCATTGCCACATAAGCCACGCCGTTGTTGTCCACCAAGGTTATTTCTTTGCCTAAAAATTCTGCGGTTAATGTTTGCATATTTTCTCCTGCTTTCTCCACAAAATGGTGCCTGTAAGAAACAGTGAGTGGAGAAGGAAACACCGCTTGTCGCGTGTACATCGCTATCTTACAGGCAATAAAAAACCCGCTTCGATGAGCGGGTGATAGAATTCCAATAAAAAAGCCGAACTGTATTACTACAATTCGGCTAGTCTGGGGAAATCTACTGCAAAATTTTTATTGTGTCAATTTTTTGATTCTTCTTTTTCGGCTTCCGTGATTAATTTATCCATCATTTCCACGGCTTCATCAAAGTTCACATCACCAGTAAAGCGTTTTTGCACTCGATAAAGCACAGCTTCACGCGTACCGAATTTTGTTTCTGCGGTAAGTAACTGATACATCCACATCATCAAGTATTCGGATCGCTTAATTTCTTCGCGCTTCATGTGGCGCTCGAGGTTTCTTTTATAAATATCAGGGTCGGTGTATTCTTTGCGCATTTAAAGCTCCTGTAACTCAATTAGCAGATACCCTTTTTCTTGAGTCCGTTTAAGCACCTTGAACTTTGTTCCTGATTTAAATAATACCTCATACTCTAATGGGAGGACACTTATTTTCTCAATAATCTTCCCGTTTTTACTATGAATAAGCAATCTATGAGGTCGCGCAGAATCAAAACGCTCAAATTCATCACGGCTTGAGCTTACAAATCCTTTTTCAGTAACAACTTCACCGACGGAATACTTCGCCAATGTTTTCTCTGGCAAATCAATATCGCGCCAAACCTTACCTTTATAAGAAGGCAGTTTATTCAATGCTCGATTTAAAATGCGGGCGAATGACAATGCTTTTAAGCTAGGTTTGTTACTACGCAATTCAGTGTTAATTTGCTGTGCAGAATGTCCTGTGTATTCACGCAATATCACTGCTTCAGGCTTGGATAAATTGCGATCTTTTACAAAGGATAATGCAACATCATCTTTAGCAATTTCCTTAACTTGGAAATCAAACACTTCCGGCGCAATTGCCTTGCTGATATCTTGTTGTTCAAGTTGCTCATTGATTTGTTTTTCCTGAACTTCGTCGAACACTGCAATAGCGACACATCTACAATTTACGTCATGCCCCGGGTTGCCTGTATCAGCCGGCGGATTCGCATATTCAAAAACCTGCCCATCTTTCTCCGCATGGCTATCACGCACGCGCTCATCACCTGACGTTGACCACATATATTTTGTAACGCCAACATCTTCATGGCGTGCTCGAGTTAATGCTGCATTTAATTTTGAGGACTGGTCTCGAGCAATAAGCATTGCGCGACTTTCTACATCTTCCCCTAGTTTTTTGAGTTGTTCGGCTAAGTCTTTATTCAATGTCCCCTGAACCATCGCTTGCATGACGGCATTTTGCACCTTATCAAGATATTGCGTGCGAATGGATTTGATTAATTGGATGTTACTTACCGTTAATTCATTTACCCTTTCTACAATATTCGGACTATTGCGTAAATAGGCGGATAAATCGATGCCAGTTTGGTTTTTTAAATTGGTTGATACTTCCGCTTGGTTTTGGATATTTCCACGATTAACGAAGCCCTGTGCGATATTTTCAGCCTGTGAAGTGCGGTCAGTTTTTTCGTACTTTTCCAACACCTTCAATAAGGCCTGCGCACTAATTGCTTGAAATCCACTTGCATCATCCATAAAAAAAGGGCTTTGCGGTTGTTGCAATGCCCTTTCTATGTCGTCTGTCATGGATTTGACGAATTGCTTGAGTTGTTGTCTATACCAAAGCTCCGTTCGCTTGCTGACTTTCACCGGCTTGAACTTGCGAATTTTCGCCTTTTGTCCCTTCAAAATTTCCGGCAAATTCATCAGCATTTTTCATTTCCTTAATGTCTTCGGCGGAAATATTGGCAAACAAGCCACTTTCGCGCAGTTCGTTAGCCACTTGATATTCATTCAGTACACCGTTTTGAATTAATGTATTGGACGCGGTAGCGAATGTGTTTAACATATTGATTTGTTGTTCTTGATTCACCGTGGTTAATGGCACGAACTCAAACCACCAATCTGCAGGAAACCCGCCAAATAGTTCATTACAAATTAACGGATCGATAATTTCGAAAACCGGACGTAGCCGAGTTTCTTGTAGGCGACGGATTGATTCGTGATAGTTCTGAATGTCTTCATCACCACTTGCCAAACCCGAAACGGACTGACCAAATAAGATTGTCACCGGCATATCAGCAGCACCAGCAACCGCATTACGAAATTCCGTGAGTAAATCCTTTAACCCGGCAAAGGTTAGTTCTTTCCGGTCATACTCATTTTCCGCGTCAAGTAATAGGCTGTTTGTAGCCGATTTGATAGACTGCACGGCAGAAATAACACTGGCCACCTCATTTTCCATACCGGCGGCGATTTTGTCTGATAGTCCCGCAATCTTGAAAATGTCGATCTTGCTTTCAAAAATTAGATCACCCACATTGACCGAAGCACTATCAAAGCGCTTCAACACATCAACAATTTTTTCAAGATCAGAAACACCCCAAATATCGTTATCTGATAACGGCGCGTCATTGGCGTTTAATAAAATTAAGCGGGAGTAGTGAACATTAATCGACTGACTGCTGCCAAGAATGGAATATTCGCTGTATCGACCGAAATTCGGTGATAATACATCGTCATCTTTCGCGCCCGTGGTACTGATTTTCCATTTCGGCAGAATAATCAGGCGTTTTAAGTGTTCGGTTGGCTGTAGCGGTGCTCCAAGGTTGTTTGAGTCGGTCACAACTAATAACCCGACGGAACCATAAAGGCTTGACCACTGCAACGCTTTAGTAAGCGTTTCGCGCAGTTTTAGCGCACGTTCAAATTTTGTGAATGCGTCTAACTGTTTTGAATTTAAATCGTTGGAGTAAATCTCGCGCCAGTTGCGTACCATATCTTCCGAACGTTTGATACACACTTTCCCCGCAATCCAATTTTCACGCCATAGTGCTTCAAGTTGAACAAGATCATCGGTCAAACTAAACCCGCGTGAATAATACGTCTGCTCTTGCTTGCTTCCGAGTTTCAGCGCAAGTGATTTAATGCCGTCGAAAAATTTCATGTTATAAATCCAGTAGTGATTTCGGTCTGCCTAAAATATCCGTTATCGCCATAACTAACGCATCCACCTGGTCATCGTGAGCATGGCTATCTGTAGCGGTAAAGGCTTCGCATTCATTGATAAAATCCGCTATCCATGGCGCACTTTCAGGCAACATGATGTAGCCGCTTTCAATATAGCCCTGAATACCAAGAACGCGGGTGTATTTATCGGCATCAACCTGAATAGGGGTGATTGGGATTTGATTATTACGACGAATGGTTTGAATTAAACTCGTTCCGCTTACTTTATCTTCCACGTTGGCACGAGTAAGCACTCCAGTTTCTTTCTTTGCCTTATGCTTTGCCCAAACATCTTTCAATGTTTGTTCAAGCTCCGGCGCTTCCCATTTTCCCCGAATCAGATCGAGAATATAAACTTTGCCATCAGCACCTTTACCGGCAACAATGAAAACGGAATAGTCGTTATGTTGCTTCGTTTTTTGTGCGGTGTCGGCGTAAATTGCCTTAACTTTGATAATCGGCGGAACCTTATATCGACCAAACCAAGAACCCTTGATAATGCCACCACCTTTGTTAGATGGCCGCTGTTGGTAAAGTGCGTTCCATGCTTGCGAACCGACCGCTTGACGAATCTTATTCAGTCGTTCTAAATCAAAGCGTTCAGGGTGCAATGGTTCTCCTTCTTTGCGGAATTCTTCATCTTCTTCCGCTATGGCTGGAAACTTCACAATTCTCCATTGGTCGCCGCCGCTTTCTGCCTCTTTAATCAGCCGCCCCGCCAAGTCATCTTCATGCCATCGCGTCATTCCCAATAATACGCCACTTTTCGGCGATAACCGCGTATAAAGCGTTGTCGTGTACCAGTCCCAAATGCTATCGCGTACAGTTTGTGAATTGGCTTCTTTCGCGTCCTTTACCGGGTCATCAATAATCGCAATATCGGCACCCATGCCGGTAATACCGCCGCCAACACCTGCGGAACGATAGGCACCCTTATGTCCGACAATTTCAAAGATTTCACTATTGCGAAGCGGTTTGCCACTGTCAGTGGCAATATTTTTAGTGTTCAACGCTGAATCAGGGAAAATACCGTGATAAACAGGGTCATCGATAATACGCTGCACATCACGGTTCATTCGACTTGCCAAATCAGCAGAATAAGAACAGGCGATTATCTGTAAATCAGGATTTTGCCCAAATACCCACGCAGGGAAACGGCGGCTAAATAACTCGCTCTTACCACTTCGCGGGGGGGCATATATCATTAATCTAGGTTGCTTGCCGTCGATGACATCCTGATAGAATTGCTGTAGCTCTTGTGCAATCAGAATATTAAACCAACCGGTAATAAAATCAGGCTTGGTTTGTGTGGTGAAGTGCATTAATGATTTTCGAGCTTTCTCAATCCGAATCTTGTTCAAGATTTCCTTTTTCGAGTAATTTTTCAAGCTGCTCAAGTTCATTAATATCCAATCCCGATAAATTTAATTCAGTTCGCTGCTCAATATGCAAGTCGCCAGATACTTCTACTTTCTGGCTAAACATACCTAGGTGCTTACCTAACAAATCTAATGCCTTGCCAGCTCCAGTCGGCTCTAATGCGAAAATCTCAACCTGCACCGGTAGCGCGGTTCCATTTTGATTGTTCTTCACTACCTCTGTAACTCGTACCGGCTTACGCCCCATGCAAATATCACGAAGTTCGCGCAGATCTGCTATAACTTCATCTTGAGTTAATTTAGTGCGCTCAGAACGTTCATTCCGTGCTTTCTGAATAGCTTCTTGCACCTTAGCATAACTTAACAACCTACTTGCCTGCTGTTCTGCGGTTGCTTCACTATAGCCTGTTCTGATTGCAGCCTGTTTGCCGTTCAAATCAACAAGATATTCCTCAATAAATCGCTTTTGCTTATCGGTTAATTTAGATTCACCACGTTCAGACGTGGATTTAACCTCGTCGTCTTTGCTCATGGTTAATCCTTTTTCATTCCTTTTGTAATATTTGCATTACATAACTTAGATATAACCCCGAGAATTTTTATACCAACCTCAGAACTAGATTTAAATTATGTAGCATACACTTTACTTTTTATCATTGCGAAAGTGTGAAAGACAAGTCATGGCGAGGAATCCTTGTTTAGTCCTGCGCCATATTTGTATCTATAACCCCCAAGTAATAGCTTTAACCGCCCACATTTGAGCATCAATGATGCGTTTAACTGCCTCATCTAATAGCATCTCTTTATCTGCCGTTAGTGTACCTTGGTTAAATGCGTCATCTTTGTGTGCTATTACCTGGTTAATAGCTTGTGCAAAGCGTTGTTTACACTCTGCAACATCACCGATGTTACCCGGGTTAAAGTCGATTCCAACTAACTTTTCACCGGCGCTTTTGTCGTTTGCGAATTTAATTTGGTCTGTCATTGTGATTTACCTTTTGATTGATTAACCCATTTATTGAGATTGTCTACTTGGCTTGCGCACTTGTCGCGCTCTGCAGCCACTTTAACAAGCTGTAAAACCGCGTCACCGTATGTTGTAACGGTAAATGGGGATTTTTGACACGGAGTTGTGTAGGCTTGTGGCGGATAAACATACTCCGCCTTTGTAGTTACTTTACTTGCGCATCCACTCAATAGGCTCAGGCAGGCGAGTGCGGGCGCAAGGCTGAGTTTTAATAATTGTGCGGATAGTTTCTGCTTTTGCATTTGCTTCATCCTCAATTTTTGCGTTTTCTTGCTGTTGCTCAATTACCGCCTCGCGCTCTTGTTGCAACGCCAAATTTAAGGCTTGGTTAGCCTCTTCTTGCTGTTTTATGGTTTGGGCTTGAGCTTGGTTTTTGGCCGTCATCTCATCAATAGTGCTGCCCTGGTACCAAATCCAACCACCCAAGCCCAAAATCACGGCTAAAAATAATTGATTTAAAATATTCATAAGTCTATGCCATTAGTTTACGGTAGAGCTCACAGCGTTCTGATAGCCCGTTAGTCCCACCGTTAATTCGGATCGTTGCTTTTTCTACGCTGTTTAGGCTTGCAATATCGTTTGCCAACCAATACCAAACAGCGGCGGATACAGCCAAATCTAAATCCTCCGCCACCTCATGTAGCGCAAAATCACGACCTAGCCAGTTTCGAAAAGCAATATAGTTTTTCTTGCCGGTGATTTGGATAAGCCCGCGTCCACGATACTTCCAGCCGTCCCCGCTAGCCTCATCACCATTACCCATGCGATTAGCATAAACGCGGTTTGCAATTTGCTCAGGCTTGCGCGCGTATTTAACCGCGGTATTTTTATCAAAATACTTGCGGAATACCTGCGTTAGCGCGTAGTCCGAGTAGTTTAAATTTTCGGTAAACGTGGTAAATCCTGCGCTCTCATGTCCGCATTGCGCTAAAAACATAGCTTGTTGCATTTTGCTAATACAACCTGCTTTTGTAATTTGCTTTGCAATAGCGTTATAAACACCATCTTTGGCGCGCGGAAACACTTTGTTAAAATCACTCTCTGAAATCAGTATCATTGTATTTGCCTCCGCGTCCGCCCCTAAAATCAATATCGCCATCATCTACACGGCGGTTAATAAATCGGAATAAAAATTCGCGCATTTTTTCGGTGCCAATGAATCCAATCATCGTGCCAATAAAACCGGCAAATTCAGAATGCCCAAAAACATGAATACAAATAGGCACCGTTACTCCAGCAATAGACGCACATATAGCAGCATCTAAAATCATATATCTAAACGCGGGCTTTTTACGCATAAAGCCCATCCGCAGCAATGACATGACAACGGCAGATCCGGCACTTTGGATTGTCCCATTACCGAGATTGATTTGCAGCCAAGACCAAATCATTGCCCATACATCAGGTTCTTTCATCGGCATTTTATTCATACTCCACCTCGCTTTTTTTGGTTATTTGCGGGGCAATAAAAAAGCCCGCGTGGTTAAACGTAGGCTTGCAGTTGTGACAATAAAAAACCCCGACCGTTTCCGATCAGGGCTTGTAAATAATTCATTCGGTGAGCATCACTTACACGACGACCACCATATATTCAAATAATAGGACAAGATGACAAGGTTTGTCAATATGTAATTTTGATGTTTTTTGCATTTTGCCGTCCTGTTCGAAGAATAACGAAACCAGTTACAAGCAGTTCGTGAATTATCGCTTTTGCCAATTTCAATTCTTTTTCAACGTTCCG